TGGAGGCGCAGCTGAAGGGACCTGCGCAGACAGCACAGATACAGCGCCGTAGATCCACCTATCTAACTCAGTAGCCTGTCACCATGGCATACACGCAAGCCCAGCTAGACGACCTACGCGCCGCGATTGCAGAGGGTGTGACTAGCGTCTCTGCCAACGGTCGGACTGTTTCATATCGAAGCTTGGATGATATGCGCAGGCTTGAGCGTGTCATGGCCGATCAACTGGAGGCCAACACAAGGCGCCCCTTGCGAATCCTGGCCAACTTCCGGAGGGCTTGATGGCACGCACTACCGCTCAGCTCGAGCGAGCCCTGAAGGCTGCCCAGCTTGAGCTGGCCAAGACACACCTACGAGCATTTGAGGCTGCCAAGCTCAGTCGCCGTACAGACAACTGGTTGGCCGACAGCAAGGGGCCAAACTCGGATATGCGGCTGTCGCTGCAGCGGATCATTGCCCGGCACCAAGATCTGGTCGATTCCGACCCCTGGGCCAGCAAGGCAATCAGCGTGGTGGTGAGCAACTGGGTTGGTGATGGCATTATCGGCCGACCTGTTGGGGCTGGCTCAAGCCGTCGCTATCAGGAGGGTTGGCGAGAGTGGTCTGAGTCTCTCGATTGCGACTGGGACGGGCTTGGTAATCTCTACGCCAAACAGGCGTTGATTGCTCGCACGGTGGCCGTTAGGGGCAGTTGCCTTGTTCGTAGGAGGATTGTTCCTGAGCTATTAAATCAAGGCTTGCCGCCGCTACAGCTGCAGGTGCTGGAGCCTGATTGGTTGGACATCACAAAAGATGATGGAGCAAGGATCAAATTTGGTAAACAATACTTTGACGATGGGCGATTAGAGGGCTATTGGATTCGCCGCTACCACCCTGGCGAAAGCGATTGGCGTAACGCACGCCTGGGCTCGGACTTTGTACCAAAGTCTGAGATCTGCCACATTTATGACGTGCGCCGGCCTGGTCAGGCTACAGGCGTTCCGTTTGGCGTTAGTGCATTGCTCAAGCTGCGAGACATCAGCGACCGCGACTCTGCTCAGCTGTTGAAAGATAAGCTTGCGGCTTGCTTTATGGCGTTCTTGGAGGATGCCGAAGGCGACCCCTCCCTGGCCACCGACGGCAACGCCCTACTGGACACGCTGGAGCCCGGCGCCATTGAGATCCTCCCGCCTGGCAAGCGAATCACCTTCGCCAAACCGCCCAGCGCTGGCGACTTCGTACCGGTCCAGAAATATCACCTGTTATCTGTAGCGCAAGCCTACGAAATCACCTATGAATCCTTGACAGGCGACCTGTCAATGGTCAACTTTTCCAGCGGCCGGATGGGCTGGGTTGAGATGCGGCGTGCTGTCGCCCGCTGGCGATGGTCGATCATCATCCCCCAGTTCCTTCAGCCCCTTGCTGGCTGGTATCGCGAAGCGGTCGCTGTCGCCGGCATGGGGCGGGGAAGCTCGCGGTTCGAGTGGACACCACCGGTGACGTGGCTGGTGGATCCAGCCCGGGAGCTGCCGGCCTACATCGACGCAATCAAGGCTGGCGTTATGTCCCTGTCTGAGCTGCATCGGATGCTGGGCTATGTCCCTGAGCTGGTGATCGAAGAACTAGGAGCCGACATGGCTCGTGCTCGCACGGCTGGCCTGGCGTTGTCCAGCGATGGCGCAAGCGGCGCAACGGGCAATCCCAAGCAGGCGCAGCAGCCTGCGGACTCTCCATTGAATGAAATCAATCAATAATCACTAGCCTGAAACCATGGCACAGCAACTGCAACGGATGGCGCTCCTAGCGCCAAACAGCTGGGATGAGGAGACGCGCACCGCGCGAATTGTCATCTCCAGCGACGCTGATGTAGGTGATGGGGTCGTTTTATCCCACAACCCTGAGGCGATCCGCTGGCCCGCTCGGCCGGTCCCAACCGACTATGACCACAGCCGCACTTCCAAGACGGTCTGGGGCGCAGTCACAGACCTAACGCTGGAGCGATCTGGCGACGGCGCAACCCAGCTTGTGGGCAGGGTTGTCGTCGATGGTCCTGAGGATGCGATGGCGATTGCGCTGCCGCGTCTGCGGACCGGATCTGCACGGTTCTCGGTTGACGCCAGGATCCATTCCCCCCTGGTCGAACAGGGCGGGCGGATGGTGGCGACCGACTGGGAGCCGATGCTCGTCAGCCTGGTTGCTGCTGGCCAGGACACGCACGCCGTGATGCGCGGCAGTACTACCTCTGGAGAACCCTCCGTGACCGACAACGAACAGGCCGGGGGTGACCCGGTGACCACTGAAACCCAAGCCGCTACCGCGCCTCCCGCGGCGCCTGCTGCTACGCCAGAGCTTCAGGCCGAGCCGGCAACTGAGCTGCAGCGCTCTGTCTCCGATGAGCGCCGAGAGCTGAACGTACGGCGAGCTGCCAGTCATGCCCGCCTGGACGAAGCGACCATCACCCGCATCCTCACCGAGACCAGGGGCAGGCCCGAAACTGAGGCCATGATCGCCGTCGTCCGCGAGCACCAGCGCCGCGTTGAGGACATCGCCCCGGTGCATGCTGGCCACCCTGCCCGCATCGAGGTGACCCGCGATAGCGGCGAGACCCTGGTGCGTGCATTCAACTCCGAGCTGGAGCGCCGGGCTGGCCTGGTCAGCGTTCCCACCGATGAGGGCCGGCAGGCCTATCAGATGACCTGCCTGGAGATGTGCCGCAGCTACCTCAGCTCCCGCGGTGTTGACACCCTGGGGATGAGCAAGAACCAGCTTGTCAGCCGCGCCTTCCACAGCACCAGCGACTTCCCGAACCTGTTTGCGAACGTCGCCAACAAGACTTTGCTCGCCGCCTATGCGGAGGAGCCCCGGGCCTGGCAGCCCCTCGCCCGCCAACGCAACCTGCCTGATTTCAAGTCGGTCAGTGATCTGCAGATCGCCGGGCAGATCGTGCCTGAGCAGATCCTGGAAGGTGGCGAATACAAACACGGCACCTTGGTCGAAGGCAAAGCCACCTGGAACCTCTCGACCTACGGGAAAAAGGTCACAGTGACCCGGGCCGCGATCATCAATGATGACCTTGACAGCCTGACCCGCGTGCCCGAAATGCTGGGCCGTGGCTGCCGTCTGCTGGAGAGCAACCTGGTCTGGTCCCTGCTGACCACTGGCGCGTCGGGCGCAACCGTCAGCCTGGACAACAAGGCTTTGTTCCACGCTGATCACAACAACACGATCAGCGGCGCCACGACCGTGATCAGCATCGCCGGCATGGATGCTGCCAAAACGAAGTTGCGCAAGCAGACCGACCTGGCAGGTAATCGCCTCAACCTGGCCCCTGCATTCCTGGTGGTCCCAGTTGAACTGGAGACCACGGCATTGCAGTTCCTGTTCCCGACCGGCTACGCGCCCACCAGTCTCACCGGCAGCAGCGGCCCAAACCCGTTCGCTGGTGGTGTCCAGCTGATCGTTGAGCCCCGCCTGTCTGACGACAGCGCGGCCTATTGGTACCTGACCAGCGCACCGAATCGCGTTGAGATGATCACCTACGGCTACCTCGCTGGCGAAGCCGGCCCGACGATCACCAACACAGAAACCCGCGATCCTGACGGCGTTGAGCTGCTGGTGCGGATGGATTTCGGCTGCACCCTCAGCGACTACCGGGGCTTCGTCCGCTCCGCTGGCGCCTGATCAATTCTCTATCTCTAGCCCCTAAGGAACCCAACCCATGAAGAACCAAGTTCAGCTGGGCGACTACATCGAGATCACGGCAGGCGCCACCATCGCCTCTGGTGATCTCGTGCAGTTCGGCTCACTCCACGGTGTCGCCGTCACCGACATCGCCAACGGCGCCAATGGCATTCTCTGCCGCAAGGGCATCTTCACCCTGCCCAAATTGACCGCAGCTTCTGCGGATGCCTGCACTGCAGGCGGCCCGGTGTATTTCAGCTCCGGCTCTGTGTCCGGCTCTGACAGCTCCGGCACTCGCAAGCTGGTTGGCTACTCTATGGCTGCTGCCAACCAGGCGGCCACCACGGTCAGCGTGCTACTGGCCTGATGAGCTGGGCCAGCCGTCACAACCTGCTGGCCCGTGCCGTCAACCGGCACCTTGGCGGCGTCTCGGTAATCTGGGGCGCCGTTTCTGATAATGCATTGCTTGAGGAAAATGCGCAATTAATTGCAGACGGAAATGCAATCAGCATTGATTATGTTTTACACAATCTCCCTTCCGTAAAGTTCGGTACTCTTCGCTACGGCGACCTGCTGCAAGTCAACGGCTCAACCTATTCAGTTCGTGAACTCATGCCAGTGGGAGATGGAGCGTACATGATGGTTAGCCTGTCTCTGGAGCCGGTGACAGTGACATTCTCTAGACTGTTGTTGGAAGATGGTTCAAACCTGCTTCTTGAAGACGGCGGCCTCTTGTTGCTTGAGTCGTAATGCCAGATCAAAAGCTCTCACAACTTGCGGTCAGCAGCCCGGCTACTACTCCGCTGACGGGCACCGAACTGGTGTACGTCGTGCAAGGCGGCCAGCAGAAAGGCACTACTACGCAAGCGATTGCAAACAAGGCGCCAGCTACAAACCTAGCCTACGATTTAGAAACACGCCTCCTCAGCAGCAGTACCGGCACAGATGTAACGCTACCGGAAGCCACCACGCTGGCGGCTGGTTTACTATCTGCAGCCAACCAAGCAAAGCTAGACGCTATAACCGTTGATCGCGCTACGCTAACTGTAGCACCAGTCCGAAACAACACCGGCAGCGCGATAGCTAAAGGCGTGCCAGTTTACGTGACTGGCAGCAGCGGAACAACCAAAACCATTGCACCAGCTGACGCCTCAGTCGAAGCGACTGCAGCTAATACTCTGGGGTTGACGCTGGAGGCGATCGCCAACAATTCTGACGGCTATGTTGTCACCGAAGGCCCGCTTACTGGCGTCAACACGTCCGGCCTGACAGAGGGTGGGCTGGTATTCGTCAGCGAAACCACCGGCCAGCTCACCAGCACCAGGCCCACGCAGCCTGCCCATGGGGTCGTGGTGGGGTGGTGCGTCAAGGCCGGCGCGGGAACATCGGGCATCCTCTACGTCAAGGTCGACAACGGCCTAGAGCTTGATGAGCTGCATGATGTCCTGATCAGCAGCGCCACCACGGGGCAGGTGCTGCGTCGTGCGTCCAGTGGCCTTTGGACCAATCAGACCCTGGCGGCTGCTGATGTTGGAGCGGACGCCAGCGGCACCGCAGCAGCTGCCATCACTGCCCACCTGGAGACAGTCGATCACACGTCCGTAACCCTGGGCGCCACCGTGGCCGACGTGCTGGGGCTGACGGGGCAGCAGCTGACGGCCGACGACCCAGGGGCAAGCGCCGATCGGTTGCTGTTCTGGGACCACTCGGCCGGGCGGCTGCGTCACCTGGCGCTGGGCTCGGGCCTGACGATCACCGACACGACGATTGACGCAGCGGGCGGCACCGGCGGTTACCCGGCATTCTCGGCCCCGACCGGGTTCAGTGTCACCGGATCGGGAACCGCCTCCATCGCGCTGTCGTTCGCCACCGGCTACAGCCTGCCCACCACGGCCAGCCAGGCCAGTTGGGATACGGCGGCGGGGCTGGCGGCTACGGCGGTTCAGCCGGCGGCATTGAGTGCCTACGTTCAGACCAGCGACAGCCGGTTGACCGATGCCCGGGAATGGTCGGCAGCCACGGTCACGCAGGCGGCGGCAGAGGCGGGCACCGAGACAGAGAGGCGGGCCTGGACGGTGCAGCGGGTCTGGCA